ATACCAGGTCGCCGGGCAATATCTCGATCTCAGTCATGGTGGCATGGCGGGACTTATCGCCAATCGGGTACTCAATTTCGGCAATCATGCGCAGCTGCGATCCGTCCGTTTGCCCCGGAATCTCGATCTCGCACGTTCGGCTATCCTGATTGTAGGCCGTGACCACGGCCGGCCACTTGCCATACAGCAAACCGCTACCGCTACTCACTGCTGCAACCTCCCCAGCCAAAGCTTTGTGTACTGTTGCGGCGATTCGCCATCAGTGCCTGCTTCGAACACACTTGCGGCCGTGATAACCGCACGATTGCCAACGCCTTGCACCTCAACCAAATCACCGGCAGCGATTACGGGCGCATACTTGAAGCGACTGACGCGGTCCACTACCAGGCACGCGGTCATATTGCGCAGTGTGGGTGCGTTAGCCCCTTGCTGAAAACGCACGGCACGGGTTTTGGTGCGGTTGCCGTACACGAACTGCCCGTCTGCATCCAGGCTGTAGAAGGACGGTATCTCATGGCGTTCTCGGAACCCTGAATCCACCGTCTCTGCATTGCCTGCCGGTACGGTATCGACCGGTGACTGCTGGAACAGCCCTGGCAAGGATATGAACGCCAGTCGGCCATTACGCCAGCGCACCACGCCGCCTGCCTCCTGCAGCGCACGGGAAATGTGGTAGCTGGGCACTTCGCCCACCAGGCAGGTGTATCGACTGACGGCAAAATCCCCTTCGATGCCGCGCAAGGTTGCGCCTGCAGCCCGGTAAATCTCAGCCAGCGTCGCGCCTCGCTTGATGATGGCGTAAGGCTTGATGAACGACACTTCTTTGACCGGCTTCAGGATGGCAATGATGCGCACGAATGCGGCCTCGGATTCCCCTTGCACGCGACCGGACGGGATCACCTCTGATTTGACGATCTCCATCTCGTCATTGGCATAGGTATGAATCGACCTGCCAACAGTGAAATAGGGTCCGCTTTCGGCATCAATGCGGATATCCGCTTCCAGCGTCAACGGCACCGGCACCAGATCAGAGCGCAGCACCGCACGGCGAATGAAGTCGCCGCGAATCGGCTTATCGGTGTCATAGAACAGCTGCATCAGGCGTTACACCGTGATGATCGGAATACAGAACACCCGACGGGGCATATCGGCTTCCATCTGGGTGATATCGTTACCTACTTCCGAGCTGTTACGGCCGAACACTTCCGCCCCCATCGAGCGCGTCGCCTCCATCTGCAGGGCACTTTCGCGCTCCACATAGAGGAGGAAAAGCGGGCGTATTTCAGCCCACTCAGACACGGATATATCGATGCTGGCCGTGATGGGCTGCCCGAGCTCCGGCGGTGTCTCCAGCTCGGCAAAGCCTGCATAGAATTCAACCGCCGCCAACGCCTGAGCCGTGACTGACTCGGGCGGCAGAATGTTCGCCGCGCCGCGCTCTTGCAGCAGGAAGCGATCAACCAGCTCGGACAGCACCGCCATCAGCGATAATCCTTGGAGTTGCCTTCGACCAGCTCACCGTAGTAGTGGTAGAACATGGTGCCACTGAAGGTCAGGATCTGGGTGCGGTTCTCCCAGTCGCGGTCGGCGTCATCGATCTGGATGAAGGCATCGACAATGCGCTTGTAGCGCAGGTACTTGTCAGGGGTGCCCTCGTAGATCTTGGCGTTGAATGTGCCGCCCTGGGTGATCAGCTCCACCAGCATGTTATCGATGGGTGCATCGACGGTCTCCAGGAAGGATACCTGGCCCTGTTTGTTGGGCTTGATCTGCTGCGGCTCATAGATCGGCACGCCCAGAGGGGTTGGCACCTCAATTTCACCGGCCACGGTGGTGACGGGCCACGGACACTGCTTGGCCAGCAGGTACATGCCTTCAAACCCTTCGATCTCGAAGGTGTAGTCGGAGTTGACCACCTTCTGACCGAGGGCCTTGGTCTTGTCGTAGTACCCTCGCAGGTACTGGTTAACGGATACGGTCATAATCGGCTCCACGTTTGGATGATCGCAAACCCCAACGCGAGCGCGCCGGGCAGTATCACTCTACCCAGCGTCATGCTCCACCACTGTGCTGTTTTTCCAGCCTTATGCCGCCATGCCGGTACGATCCTCTTCAGATATGCGCTCGTACTCAGCCGCCATTCGGTGGTGATAGCCGTGCCTCCAGTAGGCAGGGCCATTGTAGCCGCGCGCAAACGCAGCCCAATCCTTCTCCTGGAGCGCAGCCTGCAGCGTCCAGTTGACCTTTATGAAGCGCACAAAAGCATCCAGGTGATCACCCTCTGAGCGCTTCATCAGCGACACGAATTCATCAATTGAGCTGTATCCCAGCGCCTTCCAGTGGTAGCCCATGATCTGAAAGGCGCCCCAGGAACACGATTCATGCGCGCAATCGCGGTCGATCTCGATGGCAGATGCCAGTCGGTCATATTCCCTCAGGCCGCCGATATAGCCACCAGTTGCGGTATTGACCAGGCTCGGGGGCAGGCCCTCAACACTGATGCCAGCGGCCAGCAATCGACGGCGCATAATGTGGCGCTCATACAGAATGGCTGGCTGGCCGGCAGCAAAGAACCCGTCGCCCCGGCTTTCGACTGCATTCACCGCCCGTATCACGGCCATTTCAACCCCCAGTTCTTCGGCGGCACGGTAGAGATCCTTGTCCTGCAGCAGGTAATCAACACGCACGCCGGATAATGCGTTAAGCGTCTTGCTACCGGCGATACCGTCCACGACCAGCCCCATGTAACGCTGAAACTCCCGCACGGCTCGCTCGGTGGCAGGTCCGAAGTGGCCGTCCGGCACCAGCGCATACCCATTGGCGCCCAACTGGCTCTGCAGGGTGCGCACATCAGCCCCTTTGTCACCTATTCTCATGATGGTCATCGTCTCGATCCTGCTATGGTTTTCACAATGGCGCCGCACGCGCGAATGACGTTGTTCAGTCGATCGGCAATGCCCGCCTGCAGCTTCAATTCGCCTTCCTTACCCTTTCGCCAGTCGGCAAAAGCCTTGCCCTCGAAGAAGGCATACGCATCGCTGTGCGGCATTCCGAGGGCGTCCGGCAGGGGCGTTGAGGCATACAGGGAAAGGTTATGCGCGATCATCTCCATGCTCTCGACCCATTCGGCGCGCAAACGCGGTGATGCAGGTGCCAACTGGAAACCTGGCCGGCGGTTTTGCCGCATTGCCCTCCCTGTCGGCTGGCAGCACGACAATGCCGCTACGATCAAACGAGATGGTCAACAGGTGCTGTAGCTGCTGCGTGCCAGCATGAAAGCGTTCCAGCAGTTGGATGAATACGCTCTCAGGGTATTGAGCAAACACGCGCATACGCTCCAGCAGCAGCGTATCCAGCTCCCCATCTTGCTCCGGCAGCTCTATGCGACCATTGGGAACCAGCTGTGCCGCCATCAGACCTACCTGCCAATGCGCGTACCCAGCAATGCCCTCAACTTCGCCTTCCAGCCGCTCAATGGCATTTGCCATGCGTCCGGTTAGGGGCCGGATGGACCATTTGTCACCCTCCACTTCCCCCAGGTCAAAGTGATCACCGGGGTAATCTTCGCCGCCAATCAGGTAGTCAGAGTAGCGCGCATCACCGCCTGCCAGTGCGAAGTCAGGGCCATCATCAAAGGTGGCCGACATGTAGTGGCAGACCGCCATGGTGCGCTCTTGCACCGTCCAATCGTCAGGGTTTTCAACGCCGTCAGACTGTTCGATAACTGCACTCAGGAAGAAGGACGCAGACGCCTGTTGCAGGCGATCCGGAATGGTCGCCAGCGCAATGGCGTCCTTCATTGATATCTCTTTCATTTGCACCGTCAGGCGCTTTGTTCTCAGTGGCGGGATATTGATCATCAAGCGTTCCTCATGGCCATCCAGTCTGCGCGATCCTTACCGGTCAAGGTCGCCAGCGTGACAGGCACTTTCATCTGCGTAAAACGACCAAAGCGGTCAACCGGGCTTCCCAGTGGCACGCCAACACGCTCAATCACCATCGGCGAATAGGTGCGACCCTTGTAGGTCAGCGCCACCAGTGCCGGAACCTTTGACGGAAAGGCGGATTCAATCATGCCCTTGTCACTGGTCGCATAGTCGATCACGGCGGTAACCAGCGTCCCCTCGGGGGCCAGATACTCAGGCAGCGCCCACTGAATCAACTGATCGATCGGCG